GGGAGTATCCGTCACGCAGCGACTGAGCGCCGCGTCGGACACCGTCACGCTGAGCGACACGGGAGTATCCGTCACGCAGCGACTGAGCGCCGCGTCGGACACCGTCACGCTGAGCGACACAGCCGTTGGCGAGGCGGTTACTGCCGCGACAGGTGATGCGACGGATGTAATGACCTTCGCCGATAGCGCTGTGTCAGTGACTACGCGGATCAGCGAGGCGGCAGACGCCATATTTGTCGCGGACACTGCATTGTCCATCAGCGAGCGCGCCTCTGTCGCTGTCGATGCGATCACCCTAACTGACTCAGCCGTGGGTGAGGCGACCTCTGCTACGCTCGGGGCGGCAAGTGATGCGCTTGTCCTGTCCGATAGCGCGTTGTCCGTTTCCCAACGCGTGAGCACGACCGTTGATGCGTTGACGCTGACGGACTCTGCAGCCTCTTTCGCTGCGATGATTGCGACTGCGACGGATGCGATCACCGTTTCCGACGCGGCAGTTGGCGAGGCAGTTACCGCTGTGTTTGCAGAGGCAGTAGATGCCATCGCATTCTCCGACGCTTCTCTCGCCGCGCCGATATACGCGGGCATCGGCGAGGATAACCTCGTGCTGAATGATTCGGCTGCATCATTCACCGCGCGTGTGAGTGCGGCAAGCGATGCGCTCTTGCTGAACGATGAGGCGCAGTCGTACACCACGCGACCAGCCGTGGCGCTCGATGCGATTGGGTTCCTTGATCGCGCGACAGCGGCGAACGCCTCCTCCTTTGTCGACTTGGCGCGCATCGGGTTTACGTTGCGGACGCGGTACGCTGATTTTACTATGCGCAGTCACGGAACGAGGTTTAACTGATGGGAGTGCACGACGCATGAAAAGGGTTCTCGAAGGTTCCACGTCTCGACTCACCATCGTGTTCTATGACGAGGACGACGTGCTCGCTACGCCTACCACGGTTGAGTACAGGATAGACGTGAAGGACTCCGGGGAGGAGATCCGCGATTGGACTGCGCTAGCGCCCGCGTCCAGCATTGTGTTGATCTTGACGGACGAGGATAACGACAGCTTTATTCCAACGCAGGAGCTCGAACAGCACGAGGTGACGGTGCGCGCGGCGTACAACATCACGGAGCAGTTAACGGGGCGGTTTGTGTACGAGGTGCGCAACTTGAGGTTTCTGACGTGAGCGCGCTGGAGTGGCGCGGCGCCGTGGTCGTTTGCATCGCGAGCGGCCCATCGCTTTCCCCCGAAGACGTTGCGTTGGTTGACGCAGCGCGTGTTGCGCACAAGTGTCGCGTGATGGCGGTTAATCGGGAGTTCGAGAGCGCGCCATGGGCAGATGTGCTGTATGCGGCGGATTATCACTTTTGGCAGGCCTATATTGATGAAGTCCGCGCGAAGTTTTGCGGTGCGCTGTGGACCATTGATAAGCGCGCAGCCCATCAGTTCAAGCTGAACCTCGTCGCCCGCGGGCGCGGCGAGGGGTATGCGACCGAGCTCGGCACGATTAACACAGGCGGCAATTCGGGGTATCAGGCAATACATTTGGCTGCGCAATGGGGTGCCGCGCGAGTTATAATGCTGGGGTACGATATGCAGCGCACCGATGGGAAGGAACACCACTATGGCAAACACAAAAAAGGGTTGCCGAATGGCGCGGGATTCAAGAGTTGGATCCCCCGGTTCAAACCGCTGTTTCGCGACTTGCGTTTGCGAGGAGTCGAGGTGATCAACGCGACGCGCGTGACCGCGATTCCGGAGGACTGGATTCCGCGCGTGCCGCTGGAGGAGTTGTTGTGAGCGCGCGCAACTCGGTGCGCAAGCCGTGCGATTTCTGCGCGCGAGTCCGCGCGCGGACTCGTCGGCTGTTCAAGTGGCGAAAGGTGCAATGAGATGATCCAGGCGGGCATACTTCGCGACGTGATCACCATACAACGTCCTGTGCTTGAGCAGGACGCGACGGGGCAACAGGTCACCGTGTATGAGGATCTCTACGCCGAGGTGCGCGCGGCAGTGACTCCGTTGTCTGGTCGCGAGTACATCGCGGCGAAACAAGTAGCGGCAGAAGTCACGACGCGGATCACCATGCGGCGCCTGACCTCCATTACGGCGACGTGTCGTGTGCTGCGCGTCATAGAGTCGGACGATCCACCGACGACCGAGACGTACGATGTGCTGGCCGTGTTACCGGACCCGGTCAGCGGACTGCGATACTTGACTTTGCTGTGCGTGCAGAGAATTGCTGAGGGGTTTCGTCGTGGCAATTGAAGGGGTGGAAAACTTGCGCGCTGCATTCGAGGAGCTCGGCGACATGAGTTCCAAGGAATGGAAGTCCACCTTGCGCGCCATGGTGCGCGATCCGGGGAAGCGCGTAATGAAACAGGCGCAGGCGAACATCGCCAAAATTTCCCCCGGGAAGGCGCTCTCACATAAGACGTATAAAGGGCGCGCTGTTGCGGCCGGGTTCGCTTCGCGCAGCATCAGGATGCGCGTCAAGATTTTCCCTCAAAGGGGCATCTCGGTTGCCGTGATTGGCGTGCTTTCTGAGGCGTTCTACGCTCTGTCCTTTTTCGAGCTTGGCGTCCCGTCTCGCGGCATCCAGCGCGAGCCATGGCTGTCGCCCGCGTTGGCGCAACAGCAGACCTCGATCGTTACCGACATTGGCGCAGCACTCAAGAAGCGGCTTCTTTCCATCGCGCGTGCGCGCTCTCGCGCTGCGCTCAAAGCAGGAGCCGCGTGATGCTGGAGCAGGCGCTGTTTGAATTTTTGCGCGCCGATTCTGCGGTGCTGTCCTTGGTTGGGCAGGGGGAATGGGCACGGATCTTCCCACACATCATTCCGCAAAAGGAAAGCGCGCTGACACAGGTGCCCTGCATCGTGTACGCGGTGACGGGCGAGGAGCGACAACGGACGCGTTGCGGCACGGACGGGTTGACGTTGGCGACGGTACAGCTGGATTGTTACGCGCTGACTGTCGCGGGCGCTCGCGATGTGAGCCGCGCGGCACGCGATGCGCTGATGGATTATCGAGGTGCATTCGGCGGCATTGTCGCGCGCGATGTGTCGCTGGAAGGTTCTGCGGCGCTGTACGATTTGGATCCTGGATTGATGCGCGTGGTAGACACTTACAACATCTGGTTTGACGAGGAGTAATTAACATGGCTGGCAAAGTGTTTCTTGGTAATGATTTCAAGGTGCTGCTCGGTGATGGGAATTCGCCTGCGACGTTCACCGACATGTGCGCCGCGGTTGACTTTGGCTCGGTGGGCGAAGAGAAACCTCTGGTCGACATCACGGGATACTGCGACGATGGACGCGCCTATCGCAATGGCCTCGCCGATGGCGTGGAGATCCCGTTGCAACTGAACTACATCAGTGGTGATGCCACGGCGAAGGCGCTGTACGACGCCTACAAGAGCGATGAGCTGGTGCAGATCCGTATCACGAAAAAGGACGATCCACTCGTGTCGCCCGACATTCCGGAATACTTCGAGTTTCTCGCAACTGTGCGAGCTTGGAACGTGTCGGGTGCGATCGGCGAGCGTGCAACGCTGACGTTCACGCTGAAAGTTTCGGGCAGCGTTCTGTGGGTTACGCCATGATGAGCGACGCGTTGAAGAGCAAGCTGCTCGTTGCGTCGGCTGTGCGCGTGGGCGTTGTGAAGCTCGAAGGCGAGGAGGTTCTGGTGCGGGAGATCGGAACGTTGGAATTTGCGGCGTATGGTGCGCTCGCGAAAACCGACAAGCTGCGCGCGACCGCATTGCTCGTCGCTGCGTGCGTGGTGGACGCGGAAGGTGCCGCGTTGTTTTCCGAATCGGAGGCGCTGGAGATCGCTGCGACGGCTCGCATCGCGATGCCGTTGGTTACTAAGGTGATGGAGCTCAGCGGGTTCGGGGAGGAGGACGAAAAACACGCTGACGCCAGCTGAGCTGTTCGACTTTCGGCTGGCAGCGCTGTTAGGGTTTGCGGACATCGATGTGATGAAGTCCTCGATGTCGCAACGCTCGTATCTGGGGTGGCAGAGGTATTGGGATGCAGAGCCTTGGGGACCGTGGCGCGATAATGTGCACGCAGCAATCGTTGCGCGCGAGGTGCGACGCATGATTGCGCGCGATCGCGCGGCACCGAAGCTGGAGGCGTTCATGCTGCGCGACCCGACAGAGCGCGCCGTGGAAGCGGGAGAGCGCGTGTGGAGCGCGCTGAGTGCGATGTCTACAAAAGTAACCCCAACGGAAGCTGCCGCGAAGATGCGCGAGGCGCGTGAGCGTGGCGCGCGTTCACGGCGGAGGAGCAATTAGATGGACTTGGCAAAGCTAGTCGTTAAACTCGAAGCGCAGACTGCGCAATACATGCAGCAGCTAGACGCGGCAAACCGCAAGCTGGACAAGTTCGCGAAGAACTCCGCGATCTCATCACAAGCAATTGGGCACGCGCTGGGCGAGGCGATAGCGGGGGCGACTCGCTGGTTGGTCGAAGGGGCGAAGGGCGCACTGGAGTACGGCGACAAGCTGGACGAGATGGCGCAGAAGACGGGCATGTCTGCGGAGAGCTTGTCTCGGCTGGAGTATGCAGCGAAGTTTTCGGGGCTCGGCATCGACGATCTCGGCAAGGCGTCCGCGAAGCTATCCAAGTCGATGGCTGATGCAGCGGATGGATCGAAAACGTCGGCCGAGGCCTTCGCGCGGGTTGGTGTTGCGGTCAAGAATTCTGACGGCACGCTGCGCGACACCGAGGACGTGTTGCTGGACGTGGCCGATAAGTTCTCCAAGATGGAGGACGGGGCGGCAAAGGCCGCTCTTGCACAAGAGCTGTTTGGCAAGTCGGGCGTTGCACTCATCCCATTCCTCAATGAAGGGCGCGAAGGCATAACGAAGCTGACCGCTGAGGCCGATAAATTTGGCGTCACCGTGTCGGGTAAGGCCGCGAAGCAGTCCGCTGCGTTCAATGACAATCTTGACAAGTTGAAGGGTACGGCGCAAGGACTGACACGTCAGTTCTTGGAGAAGGCGTTGCCAACGCTGATAGCCATCTCT